GATTATTAAAAGATAATAATTATTTTAGTATGCTAGCAAATAATATATATAGAAGAACACGAGTAAAGAACAGTGAAATATTAAAAATCCTTATTTATAGTGCATATATAGAAGAGCAAAACAAACTTGAAGAACAAGAAACACAAATAATGTATGAAGATGCCAATTATTATTACGAACAGGGTCAACAAGAGGTAAAAAAAAAGAAAAAGCCATCAATATTAACGATGGCTTTATTCCTTGCATTGTTAGATCAACCAAACTATAGTGGCTTTAATTTAAAACAATACATTGAGATAATAATCAAGTACAATACAGAACAATTGTACAAACAAGTAATTTATGATATAATGCAACAAAAAGACCTAGAAATCGATTCCAGTGAATTTAAAACGATAATAAATAGGCAAAATAATCAAAAACTCAATATAAATAATGATAAAATATCAGGTTATATGGACATGACCTTAATTGGTTTAAATAATCTATCAAAAGTAGAAGGAATAAAATCAGTTGCAGAAGACAATGCAAAGGTTAAATTCATTGCAGTAGAGGATTCAGTCACCACAAAAATGTGTCAAAGCTTAGATGGACAAGAATTTTATATTAATAAAGAAAATGTGTTCGATAGATATTGGCGGAGAGACACAAAAAGAATTAACAATGCAAAGAATACGATGTCAAGGACTTGTTTTAGGATTAAATCTCCCAACAATAATGCATCATTATCATCATTGTAGAAGCTATATTGTGTATTTACCACCAATTGCAAAACAAGAAAAAACAGAGTATAATAATGTTGATTATATAAGAAAAAATAACTATACTAATAGTAAGAATCTAGATAGAAATATAAAGAAAGCAATAAACAAGTTGCCAGAGAAAATTCGAAAACTTATAAATGATACTACATTTGAAATATCAAAAAGTAATAGCTATTATGATAGAAAGAATAATGCAATACATTTATTAAGTGATAGTAATGAATATGAAATATTGCATGAAATTGGTCATGCAATAGAAACAAAATTAGATTTATTACATGATAAAAAATACATAGAAATACAACAAAATGGGCTGAATATTAAAGAAATACATACAGACAATATAAAGGGGTATGGAAAGGAAAATGAGTTTTGGTTAGATGGAAATAAATTTATTTCAGAGTATCAAAGAAGAGTGTATGAACAAGATATAGATGAAAATTATAAATTAAATTATTTAGACTTTACATTTAATCCTAAAACTTTAGGAGAATATTTTTCAGAAGGATTCAGATGCTATTTTGAAGAAAATAAGTTATTAAAAAGAAAAGATATAAACTTATATAATTATATTAAGGAGGTCTTAAAATGACAGAAAAACAAATTCAAGATTTGTTAAAAAAAGAATATATTATTGATTTAGACAAAGAATTAATTAAGATATATCCTAATGGATTTGACATTAATAAAATAGATAAAAGAATAAAAGCAAAAATAGAAGAATTAACCAATAAATATGATAGCATACAAAATCCAGTTCAAATAAGAAAAAGCAAATAGCACTTACATTATAGTAAGTGCTTTTATTATGGAAAGAAGGTGAAATATGCAAGAATTAAAACCAACCAGCAAAGAAAATGCGAAAAAATCTATTATAGCAATAGGACAAGAACTTATAAAAAGAGCAGATGATATAACAAATGACTTGAAATTTGTTACTAATATTGAAATTAATGCGAACTTGACACCATATGAAATAACTAATTTTGATATAAATAAAAAATATATGGCAATGTATGAAGAAGAGGAGGATAAATAATATGTGGTTATTAGTTTTAATATTAAGCATAAAATTACAAATGCCAACTTGGTATTGGATTATATTTACTATAATTACGATATTAAGACCGTTAATTATAGAACCAGTGAAATTTAAATTTTATCAAGGTATTTGGGAACAGAAAAAGCATACAAGGAGGAATTAAAGAAATGAAAATAATGATAAGTCAGCCAATGAAAGGCAAGACAAATGAACAAATTAGAAATGAAAGAGCAGAATTAGTAAAAAGATTGCAAGAAGAAGGAATTGAAGTTGTAGATACAATCTTTGAAAATGCACCAGCAGATGAAGACATAGCAATATATATGCTATCACAGTCTATAAGATATATAGGAAAAGTTGATGCCTTATATTTTATGAAGGGATGGGAAAAAGCAAGAGGGTGTAAGATAGAACACGAGGTAGCAGTAGAATATGGAAAACAAGTATTTTATGGCAACTAAATAAGTTATTAACATTTTATAATTATAAATTTTAGATGTAAACGTACGTCTATTTTTTATGCCTTTTTACTGATTGCAGGCTATAAAGAACAACAGAATATAAGTAACAATTTGGGATTTAAAGAACAAATTGAGACAAGGAGTAAAAATGGAAGAAGAAAAGAAAGAAACTGGGGCAGAAATCACACCTGAAACAGAATCTGAAAAAGAAATCTCATTGGATGAATTGTTAGCTAGTAATAAAAAATATCAAAGTGAGTACGACAAAAAAGTCGCACAAGCTATGAATACAAGACTAGATAATGAAAGAAAAAAATGGGAACAAGAACAAAAAAACAAATTAGAAGAAGCTGAAAAACTTGCAAAGATGGATGCAGATGAAAAGAAAAACTATGAACTAGAACAATGGAAAACTAGGGCAGAGAAAGCAGAAAAACAAAATTCAATAAATGAATTAAAATCTGAAACTATTAAGCAAGCAACGGCAAAAGGAATACCATTGGATTTTATAACTTTTAACTTTGAACATGAAACAGCAGAAACAATAAAAAGTAAATTAGAGACATTAGAAAAGGCTGTAAAAACCGAAAGAGAAAAAGTAATAAATGAGTATTCTAAGGAACCACCTCCAAAAACAGGAGACATAATTGAAGGTTCTAAACCAGAAAGTCAAATGACTTATGAAGAACTTTGCAAATTATCAAAATATAAAAATTAAAAGAAAGAAGGTATAAAAAATGGGAGATTATACAAGTACAGGAACATTTAACAAGAAATATTTTAACGAACGAGCATTTGGTGCTTACTACGATACAATTCCACAAGAAAGATTAAATTTATTAATAAAATCAGGAGTATTACAAGGAAATAAAAAAATAAGAGACTTATTCACAACACAAACTGGCGCTGAATATGGAATAATTCCAATGGTAGGAAGATTAAAAGGTAAACCAGTAAATTATGATGGAAAAACAAAATATGATGATGGGAAAACATTATCAACATATAAACAAGGAGTTGTTGTAATTGGTAGAAAAGATAAATTTTATGAAGATGATTTTACATATGATGTAACGTCTAAAAAAGATTTTATGAGTCAAGTTGCAGACCAACTAGGCGATTACTGGGATAGTGCATGGGAAGATATATTATTAATTATAACAAAAGCATTATTTTCTATGAAATCAGATGCAGGTAAAATTTTTGCTTCAAAACACACATATGATATATCAGGAGAAACTGAGTCATCAGTAGCTGAAACAACATTAAATACAGCGTTACAAAAAGCATGTGGAGACAGAAGAAGAAACTTCAAATTAGCAGTAGCAAATTCTGTAATAGTAACAAATTTAGAAGGTAAAAAATTAGTAACAAACTTAAGATATAATGATCCAAATGGAATTGAAAGAGAATTAAATGTTTATACATGGAATGGAAAATTATTAATTGAATACGATGAAATAACAGAAGAAAGAGAACCAACATATGCAAAAACTTCTGATACATCTTTGACAAAAGGAAAAACATATTATACAAAGAGTGGTTCAGGAGCTAATATAAAATACACTCTAGTAGAAAACCCTGTAGTAGGAGATATTGCAAACTACTATGAAATTACAGGATATGGAGATTCTAAATATGTTACTTATGTTTTCGGTAAAGGAGCCTTTGATTATGAAGATTTAGGAGCAAAAGTACCTCATGAAATGGATAGAGATGCTGACAATGATAGAGATTACTTGTATGAAAGACAAAGAAAGGTAATAGCTCCTCACGGTGTTAGTTACTTAATGAAAAATCAAGCGACAGATTCTCCAACAGATGAAGAATTAGCAGATGGAGCAAACTGGGATTTAGTAGAAGGTTCTGATGGAAGTTCATATAACCATAAAGAAATTGCTATAGCAAGAATAATTTCAAAAGGATAGAATAAAAGTTATTTAAAAGTTTGGAGGTAATAGAATGCGAACTAATATTGAAAAGATAACAAGTGACCTAGGTCCTAACTATAAAGATACAGACAAGGAAATAATTGAAGAAATATACGAGGAAATAAATTCTATTGCCTCAAATATCTCTGGGTTAAAAAAAGAAGACACAAGATTATATCCATTAGTAAAAGAAGCGGTAAAAGCAACATATATTGCAAGAGGCGCAGAGGGGTTAGCCAGTCGAGGTGAAGGTGGAATGTCTAGTACATTTAATAGCATTATTGACAAGTTAAAGAAAGATATAATATCAAATAACTTAAGGAGGTTACAATAATGTTAACGAAAGATTTAACAAAAGTATATATATCAGAATATGAAGAAATAGAAGATCACGGAGAAACAGATAAAAAATGGAAATATAAAAGCATAGCTTGGCTAAATATGCAACAAGACGTAAACGAACTAGACAAAAAGACTACAGGAGAAGTAGATTATAGTATTTATAAAGGCAGAAGTACAAGAGATTATGAGATACAAAAAGGTGACGGAGTATCATTCGAAGACGTCTCAAAATTAGAGGAATTTATTCCTGAATATAGAGTATTAGATAAAAATAAAATAGGAAATACGTATGTATATAGAATGGAGAAAATGCAAAAATGATAAGCTGTAATATAAAAATAAAACATAATTTCAAAAATATTAATACTATAATTCAAAAACTACCACAAACTTCAAAAATAATAACTGAAGATATACTAAAAAATATTCAAGGGTATGCAGTAAAACTAGAAAAAAGCCATAAAGAAGATGGTATAATAGTAGAAATGATAGATATGTCTACAAAAGAAGTAAAAGGAAGGGTCTATGCTGACCCTTCTAAATTTATGACTGAAAATGGGCAATCTTATTTATGGTTTGAATACTTTGGCACAGGACAGTGGGCAGAGCAAGAACATATAGGAAAAACAAAACACTTTATTGAATCAGGTTATACAGAATGGTATATCCCTATAAGCAAAGTAGGAAGAACATTAAATTATCCTATTGTAACAATAAGTGGAAAACAATTCTATGTAGCAGTTCGGAGCAAAAGCAAACCATTTTTTAGGAGATGCAGAGTTTAAAAGTAGAAATGAAAATGTAGAAATTATCAAGAAAAGATTAGATGAAATGTTAAAGGAGGTATGTAAATGAAAGATTTAAGTATAAAAGATTTCAGCGATTTAGTTTATGAAAAGCTAGAAACATTAAAATATAAACAAATATTAACCAATCCAACAACAACAAGTAAATTTCCTTGTTTAGAATTACATACACCTTTAAAATCAGTAAATTTAACTGAAAACGGTTTTCCAATCAAATCTACATTTCAAATATCAATAACTTGTTGGAATGAAAAACAACGTCAAGCTATGCAAATGACAGACGAAGTTGATACAAAATTGCAAGAATATAATTTTATAAGGACAAATACCAGTCCTGCAGTATATGATCAGATATTGCAAAAATACGGTATAACAATAACATATGAGGTCCGTTATAATGGCATAACGGATTCATTTTATTTTATAAAATAAGAAGGAGGAATGTACAATGTCAGAGCCAAAAACAAGTACAATGACAAAATTATTTCACGCAGATACATTAGATGATTTAAAAACAGAAGCAAAAAGAAAACAGGTAGCTTTTGTACAAAGTATACCAGAATTTTTAAAAGCACCAGAAGGTATTACATATAGTGCCTTAGATATTCCAGATGAAAGACAAGCAGAAGGAAGACAAAAGGCTGAAAATTTAGAAATAGAGATATTATTTAAAGAAGACCAATACGATGAATTAAAAGCATTACAAACTGCTAAAACAAATGGATATTGGGCAATTCAATTACCAGAAGATACAGCTACTACAGTAGGGAAGCCATTAACATGGTATTTTACAGGAACATGCTACATAGGAATGAGCGAAATAGCTATAGATGATATGTTAAAGTCTAAACTTACAATTTACAGAAGTTCTGAAATAAAAGAAAGCAAAGGTTTTCCCACAGAATAGTTCTACATTGAGTGCTAGAAGTAGAACGAGTAAAATTACTAGCACAACAGAAAAAAACACAGAGGAGGCATAAGCGCCTTCTCTCTTTTGCAAAGGAGAGAAAGATGATGGAAATAATAACAAAAAATAAAACAATAAATTTAATTTTTAAAACAAGAAAAATAGTAGATATAGCTAATCTACTAAAAAATAAAAACTTTGAGGAAGCTTTTACAAAAGCATATTCTGTTTTAGACATAGAATCACTAGCAAAAATAATTTTTAAAATAGCAGAATTAGAGAATGGAGAAACTGCTTTTATAAGTTCAGATGAAGTGTATGACTTTATAGATGATTGCAGAAAAGAAGGTATAGCAATAGTGAATTTATATGAAATGATTGCTGAAGGTTTAAACGAAGAGGGTTTTTTCAAAAAAAAGATGTCAAAGAAAGAGCTAAAACAAATGACATCAAATCCGTTATTAACAATGAATATGAACGAGTTAGTTCAGAAATCCGCAGAAAGTGCAATGAGCAAAATAGCGGAAAAACAATTTCAAGAGCAAGCTTTTCAGGGCTACGAAGCTTAAATGAAATAATAAATAACATAAAAATATCTGATAATTTAGTTGAATTAATATATGCAATTGAGCCATTAGCATATTACTTTGATATGAAACCTTTTGAATTTTGGAACAGTAGATATAGGGAAATAAATACATATTGCCAAATACATTTATCTAAAATTATTGATGATCTAAAAAGAGAAATTAACCTACAAGAAGCGGTAACAAATAAACTTATTAGAGCTGACAGTATGAGTCGTAATCCTAAAATAATTCCAATAAGAGATAACTACAAAGAGCTATTTAAAGATGAAGAAGAACAGTTACAATCTCCAGAAGAAATTACTCGCAAGATGAGAGCAATAATGATAAATGAAAAAAATTAAAAAAAATATTTTTTCGACATAATTCGACACACAAATATATTCAATAGTGATATAATTATTTCAAACGTGAAAAGGAGAGGTTATTTATGAAAAAGATGAATCAAGGATATTATTATTGTTTATGTATTCTTTTGGGAATAATAATTGTGTGTAGCTTATTACTATCTATAGTGTATTCTAAAATGCTATTTATAACAATTATATTGGGAGTTATTCAAGCTTATGTAATTAAGAAGATTATAAATAATAAGCGATACATAAAAATCCAAAAAGAAGAAGAAATAAAAAATCTAAATAAAGGCTATATAAAGATATATGACAATATATATTTAAAAAAAGAAGAAAATAAGATAAAAATAAATAATAAAGATTATAAATTTTCCCAAATTATTGATTGTGAATTGGTTACAGAGAATAATTCAGTAAACACTACATTTGGAAAAGATAAAGGAAAGTTAAAAAATAATGGTAAAATAAAAGTAAAATCTGTTGCCACAACATTAAACACAGAATATTGTAACAATATGTATATAAATGTTATAGTAGATGACATTGAAGAACCTAATATAAAAATCAATTTAAGAAAAAACGGATTAATATATGTTAATGGAAAAAAATATAAAGAAATGAAAGAAGTAGGAAACAAAATAGTTGCAACATTAAAATTAATAATATCAAAAAATGTTGCAAAATAAGAGAAACACTTACGCGTTGTAAGTGTTTTTCTTTTACCCCCCCAATAATTTAAAAAAATTTAAAATACCTCTTGACTTTTGGTGACCATTAATATATATTTATGGTAGTCAAAAATAAGGAGGCGAAATTATTGAATGACAAAAAGAAAGGTCGTCCAACAACAAATCCTAAGAAAGACCGAATAGCAGTAAGACTGGATGCAGAAAGCAAGGAAATATTAGATAAATACTGCGAGCAAGAAAATGTAAACAAAATGGAAGCGGCTAGAAGAGGTATAAAGAAGTTGAAAGAAGACCTAAAAAAATAGAATAGTTCGTGTGTTAATTTTGGCGAATTAACGAACTACTCTATGTGAAAGAGTTAAACTCTATCTATGGAATATTATAACATGGATATGAGTCTAATTCAAGTACAAAATTTGAAGGAGGCTTATTTTTTTATGGGATTAATAGAAAGTATAATAACAGGATTATTTATAATTATATTATTAGCATTATATACAATTATAGGTTTCATTGGATTAATGGTTATACAACTAGTAAGCTATAGAGTATTTAAGTTTAATATTTACAAAAAAATACTTAGAAAGTTTGTGGAGGTGTAAACATATGGAATTAAAAGATAGAATCCAAAATTATTATAAAAGCGAAAAAATAAAAGTGGATGAAGAATTTGTTAGTGGAGTAATAGCAGATAAAGATAGAGCTAATAAATTGATAAAATTTTTCGAACCAATTGAAATAAAAGCAATGAATTATATTTACGGTAAAGATGAAAACAATAAATATTTTACAGAATATGAGCTTGAAAGTGTATCAAAAGTAAACTTATTTGATAAAAAGGTTGTTAAGCTATGTAAAACAATTTGGGATAACAGAAATAATACCGAAAGATTAGAAAAATTCATAAAACAATTAAAATCAACACAGAACAGAAATTAATATTTAATGATAATCAAACTTTCTGAAAGGATGGGATATTTTATCCTGTCATCTGTAAAAAGCTTTTTTTGAAAATTAAAAGGGGATAATTTAATAAAAGAAAGAGGTAATTAATATGAATAATAATATAATGATATTTAAAAATGATAATTTTGGAGAAATAAGAAGTTTAGAAATAAATAATGAACCTTGGTTTGTAGGTAATGAAATTGCAAATATTTTAGGGTATAAAAATGGTAGTAGAGATATCAATAGACATGTTGATGAAGAGGATAGAGCTGTAGTACCGATTCGGTACTTCAGGTCAAAATAGAGATACCATAGTAATAAACGAAAGTGGTTTATATAGTTTAATAATGTCAAGTAAGTTACCAAAAGCAAAACTATTTAAAAGATGGGTAACATCAGAGGTATTACCTAGTATAAGAAAAAATGGCTCATATAATTTAGATACAAATGGCTTAATGAAACAATTAGTAGAGAGTCAATCTTCATTAAATTATGTATTAGCAGGCTTTAAAATGCAAATAGATGAAGATTTTAAGGAAACAAATTTAAAATTAAATGAGCATGATGAATTATTAAAGAAAAGGGTATACTTAAGCCCAAAAGAAGCAAAAGATGTACAAGTAGCAGTAAAAAATAAAGCACAACAAATAGCAATAGAATTTAATTTACCATACCATACAGTAAAAGGTAAGTTATTTAAAAGATTGTATACAGCATTAAACGATTATTACGAAGTAGCAACATATAGAGAGCTACCTTCAATAAAATATGAAGATATAATAGATACAATAAAAGGTTTAAGTATTTATATAAGAGATATACAAGAAGAAGAGTATCAATTAAGTTTTAATATGAATTAAATAAAACAAAGCGTCAGGATGAATTTTCTGGCGTTTTATTTTTTAGGAAGGGAGGCTAACTATGACTGTAGAAGAAATAGAAATAATAGTGACTGCAAAAGTAGAAGAAGCTTTAAAAGAGTTTGAAAAGTTTTTACCTGCAATAAGAGAAAAATTGAAACAAGCAGAAGAAGCATTTCAAAAAATAGACACAAAAAAAGTGAAAAACAAATTACAGCAAGCAGTTAATTTTATGAAAAAAAAGATACAAGACTTTAAGAAAAGTTCTGAAAATAATGAAATTGCAATAAAAGTAAATAACAAAGATGCAAAAAAACAAATAACACAGTTAGAAAAAGAAATAGATAGTTTACAAAAGAAAATAACTGGACGACAGTTAAAATTAGACATTACAAATAATGCATTAGACAAAATAAGAAATGATACTAATCAATCCGTTATTAAAGAAATGCCTGATGCGGGGAATAGACAAATAAAAGAAGAAACATACAAAAGGTTAGATGGAAATGCAAACTATAATTCGTTAGTAAAGCAAAGTGATAAACTAAATAACGAAATAGAAAAATACAATGAATTATTAAATGTAGCAAAATCTAAAATGGCAGAATTAAATCAAGAAACAAAAAATACATCAGCTCCCTCAAATAAGTTGAAAAATTTATTTGGAAGTTTTAAGCAAAAAATTGAACAGGTAAAACCTGGTATTATAGGAATAAAAAATGGATTTAAAGGAATGCCACAAATAACACAAAGTATAACAAATAGTGTAAAGAATATGGGGAAAAGCGTAAAAGTAGGGCTAGGGCATGTTTTAAGATATGCCGGAGCTCTTTTCTCTATGCAAGGGATTTATAGTACTTTAAGTAGTTGTGCTAACACATGGTTAAGTAGTCAAAACGCTGGAGCTAAACAACTAAGTGCAAATATAGATTACATGAAGTATGCTATGGGAAGTGCTTTTGCACCAGTAATACAGTATGTAACAGGATTAGTATATCAATTATTAAAAGCTATTCAATCTGTTGTCTATGCATTATTTAGAGTAAATATATTTGCAAAAGCAAGTGCAAGTTCATATGCATGTATGGCTGGAAATGCTAAAAAGGCAAAAAATGAAACAAAACAATTAGCAGGAATACATAATGAAATAAATAATGTACAATCAAATGATGACTCAAATAGTGGAAGCGGAGGAACAACAGCGCCAAACCTAGATTTATCTGGAATTGATAGTCAGATGTCACCATTCGCGCAAAAATTATACGACTTCTTTAAGCCACTTGTTGACAGCTGGAATAAATATGGTTCAGGCTTAATAGCACAAGTACAAACAACAGCAGGACAGATTGTAAGTTTGTTAGGTGCTGTATGGGGAAGTTTTGAGAAGATAATTACAAATGGAACTGTATACAAAACATTAGAATTAATTTTAGCAATAATAGGAAATATTGCAGAGGCTTTTGCAAATGCTTGGAAATATAACGGAAATGGAGATGCAATAATACAGAACTTAGCAAATGCATTTAATAATCTATTAACTGCAATAAATAATATAGTGAAAAGTGAAGGATTCCAAAATTGGTTAAATAATTGTTCAGATAAATTGAGAGCAATATCAGAGAAAATATCTGAAATAAATTGGCAACCATTAATAGATGCGTTATTCAGCATAGGACAAAATATAGGAACTATTGCTCTAGATATATTAACTGGTTTAGTAGATATTTTTAAATGGTTAGTAGAAAATCCGATTGTTGCAGAAATATTGTTGGGCATTGCAATAGCAATAGGTGTTTTAAGCACAGCATATACAATTTGGTCAACTGTTACAGGAGTATTAACAGCTATGCAAACAGCTTTAGATATAGCATTATTACCATTAATAGGAATAATATTAGCAATCATAGCCGTTATTACAGCAATAGTTTTGGTAATTATGAATTGGGGAGATATAAGCAAATGGTTATCAGATACTTGGGAATGGATAAAACAAAAAGCGATTGAAATATTTACAGCTATAGGAGAGTTCTTTAAAAATATATTTAATTCAATAAAGAATTTCTTTTTCAATATATGGAACTCTATAAAAGAATTTTTTATAAATTTATGTATAAGTATTTATCTAAAACAACAGGAAATCTGGAATAATATAAAGAATTGTATATCTAACATAATAAATGCTATCAAAACGACTATTTCAAACGTACTTAATGGAATAAAAAATATCTGGAATAATTGCTGGAATGGACTTAAAAACACCGTGACATCTATCTTTAATGGAATCTGGAATACAATTAAAAAGGTTATAAATTCTATTTTAGGTGGAATTGAAGGAATGGCAAATGGAGTTGTAAATGGTGTAAATCTTGTTATAAGGACATTAAATAAGCTTAAGTTTACAATACCAGATTGGGTTCCTGGTTTAGGTGGAAAAACATTTGGATTTAATCTAAGTGAGATGAACAAAATTACATTGCCAAGGCTTGCAAAAGGAAATGTAGCATATGATAAAACATTAGCAATTTTCGGAGAATATGCAGGAGCAAGTAATAATCCAGAAATAACTACTCCACAAAATATAATGCGAGATACATTTGAAGATGTATTATCTAATTATGGAGGTAATGGACAACCTGTACATGTAACAATACAATATTTAGGCAAAGAAATATTTGATGACACAATAGATTATATAAATTCAAAAACCAGAAGAACTGGGAAAAATACAATTGTGACGGTAGGTGATTAGAATGTTAGTAAGAGAACATGGAAAAACAGAAAATTGGCCAACTCCTAGTACATATAGTGCAGATATAGAAGATGTAGACAATGATAGTTATACAAGTAAAAAAACAGGAGCTTTAATAGATACACCAATAGCAATAGGAATGTTAAAACTTTCTATGGCATGGGATTTAAATTCTGAAGAAGAAGCTGAAAAGCTTATTCAAAAGACATATAAAAATCCCATGATTCTAGATGTAAAAGTGCCTGTTGTGAATGGTGGTTTTTTAGAAGGAGCAAAATTTAGAGTTTCAAAAAGAAAAGTTGAAATGATAGATACAGAATTAGATACGAGCACTTCCAAGACGAGATGGAAGTGTTCTTTTAATTTAATGCAAAAAGAGCTAACAGATGCACAAAAACAAGCTGTAAAGAATGCTAATTAACAGGAGGCAATAAGATGTACAATACAAGTAAAGAATATAAAGACAAAATATTAAATATGCAACATGAATTAAATATTTACATAGATGGTAAAAAAATAGATCCAAATCATATTGCTAGTTTTAAACAAACACTCGAATTATTTAACAATAATGAATTTTGTCTAGGTTGTACCCCAGAAATAGATGTAGAATTTGAAATTGATAAAAGAGATTTGCCAGAAAATTACAATGAGGTTTATATTGAAAGTGGTCTAGAAGATGAAATCATCCCAGTAGGGAAATTTACAATTCAAAAACCTATTGAAGATGATGAACTAAAAGTAAAAATAAAAGCTACAGATTATATGAAAAAGTTTGAAGACAATAAATATGATGGTAGTAGTCTAGCATATCCAGCAACATTATTGCAAGTCTTACAACATATATGTTTAAAGATAGGAGTGGAACTGCGGTTCTATTTCTTTTCTTAACTTTGATAAGCAAATAGCAGTATATGATAGTACAGTATCAGCAAGAACATATTTAAGTTATATAGCAGAACAAGCAGGAGGTTTTGCTGTAATAGGAAGAGATGGAAAACTTTATATTAAAACGTTTGGACAAGACATTATAAATTTTGACATTAATTTGTTTAAAGATTACAAATGGGGAGATAAATTTAAAGTTAGTAAAATTTCCTATGAAGACGGAATACAAGATTATAAGTTTGGCGATAATACAGCTGATACCATATATATAAATCAAAATAACATGTATATTGTCGATGAAGAACAGATTAAAAACATATACAATAAAATTAAAAATTTTGAGATCTATTCTTTTGAAGGAGAAACAATAATTGATCCATCTTATGATATAGGAGATATATTAATAATAGAAGGAAAAAAAGTAATATATCAAGGGGAGTCTGAGTATGCTGGTAAATTTAAAGCAAATATAAAAAGCAAAATACAAGCTAAAACGGAGCAAGAAAGTATGCAAACAAAGCAAACTAATTCAAACAAAATAAAAAGAGTACAAAGTGAAATAAATCAGATAGATGGAAAAATAAAACAGCTTGTACAAGAAAATGCAGAGCATGAAGAAAAAATAACACAAGTAGAGCAAGATGTAGATGGAATAACACAAAAGGTAGAAAATATTGTAGATACAACAAGGAGTGTAAGTGGATTAAAAACAATCAAACTAGAAAAGTGTATAAAAGGATATTTAATAAAACTGCGTATTTTAGGAAATAACGCAGTTTTTAAAAGACTATACCCCGATGATGATTTATATCCAACAAATACATTGTACCCATTAGGAGATAGTAGAATAATTGTTACAGATGCAGATGGCAATTCGAAAATGTATGAATTAAGAGTTCCAGATGTTTTAAGGGCAAACGAAGAAACACAAGATGAGTATATATTAGAAAATAATTTTGCAAAAGTGATAAGAAGAGTAAATGAAGATGGAACAACAAAAGTAACTCCAGAAGAAGAAGTAATAGGCAAATACACTATTTATGTAGCACAAGGGGATAATACAATAACAATACAAAATTACAATGCTAGCATAGAGGCAGTATTTGTTCAACAAAATGCTTACACAGACCAATTTGCCACAAAAGTTGAAATGACAAGTGCAATACAACAAAGCGCAGAGCAAGTACAATCTAAAGTAAACAAAACCCTAAAAGATAATTATTCAACTACGCAAGAGATGGAAAGTACAATAACACAAACAGCAGAAGAAATAAATACAGAAGTGAAAAAGAAGGTAGGAGAAAATGAAATTATTTCAAAGATTAATCAATCTGCTGAACAAATTCAAATTGATGCTAATAAAATTTCTCTTAAGCGGAAAAGAAATAAATTTGACAGCAGACAATACTATTATAAGTAGTACTAATTTTTCCGTAGATAAAAACGGAAATTTAAATTGTACAAATGCAAATATAAGTGGGAAAATTAAAAGTAACAATGCATACATAACAGGTGGAAGATTAGACATGGCAGAGCAGAATGGAGTAACACCATATATAAGAATTACTAATAATGGTGCTACAGTATATTTAAGTACAAATGCGTTGCAACTTTATGGAAATGATGGATCTTATACAGAAATACTTCCACAAGGATGTTATTCACCAAAATTTGAACAGACATCGCTGGCTGAACAGAAGAAAAACTTTGAAAAAATGGGAAATGCATTAGATATAATACAAAATATAGATATTTACAAATATAATTTAAAATTTGAAAACGATAAAGAAAAAAAGCACATCGGATTTGTAATAGGAGATAATTACAACTATGCAAAAGAAATAACAAGTAGTGATAATAAAGGTGTAGATTTATATTCTTTCGTTTCTCTATGTTGTAAAGCAATACAGGAATTAGCTCAAGAAAACAAAGAATTGAATAAGAAAATAAAAGAAATGGAGGGAAATATAAATGGATAAAATAGATTTTATAAATGCACAGGCACCAGCACTAAATGATGAAAATTTGAACAAAATGCAAGATAATATAGAAAGAGCTATAAATGCACAGGTATCTGGAGATACGTTACCAATTGGGACAGTCTTACCATATACAAATGAGACTGCACCCGAAAATTGGCTTGTTTGTGATGGAAGTGAATTAGATAGAACAGAATATAATTATTTATTTGCTATAATCGGAACCACTTTCGGAGAAGGAGATGGAAGTACAACATTTAATCTTCCAAACATTAAAGGAAGAACTATTGTTGGATTAGATGCAGAAGATACTGACTTTAATGCTATTGGAAAAACACTTGGGGAAAAGACACATACATTAACAGTAGCAGAAATGCCAGAACATAACCACAAGCAATCGTTAGATGGAGGAAACAGTGGAAATTCAGGCAAAGCTGCATACAGTTGGTCTGTTCCGGCAAATCGATATCTTTACACAGGAGATGATTTAGCAGGGAAAACTGGAGGCTCACAGCCACATAACAACCTTCAACCTTCATTCGTAGCAATTTACATAATAAAAGCAAAACAAAGTGCTGGAGTAGTTGCTACAGTAGTAGACAGTTTAGAAAGTACAAGTGCAACGGATGCCTTGAGTGCAAAAAAAGGAAAAGAATTAAATGAAAAAATAACAAGAAACAGCACTTATTCAACAGAGGAACAAGCAGTAGGCGCCTGGATAGATGGCAAGACAATATATAGAAAAGTTATAAATTTTGGAACATTACCTAATGCAACCAAAAAAGAAGTACAACACAATATAAGTAATATAAGTATTTTTACAAAAATAGAGGGTATAGCAATAAGAAATGATGAAACAAAATTTACGCAATCTTTGCCACTAGTATACAAGAATGCAGAAATGTTTTACAATACAGCATTGGCTGTTGATAATACAACAATAGAAATGCAGACTGACGGTGATAGGAGTATGTTTAATGGTTATGTAACATTAGAATATACAAAAACAGTGGAAGATTAGGAGGTTATGATGCAGTTTAAAGTAAAAAAAGACTATTTAGAAATAGTAGAAACAGAGAATACATATGCGAAAGCAATAGACCTGTATAACATAGACATTGATTTTTCCGAAGAGTGGGACAACCTAGCTAAAAAAATGTTATTCATAAACGATTCCGATGTATATGAGCAACAAATAGTAGATAATAAAACAGTATTACCGAACTTGCCAAATGGGAGATACAAGATTGGTGTAGTTCGGTTTTTTAGTGCAAGAAAACAAGATAGTAAAAAGAATCCCAACGAACCTAGTTACAAAAACAATAATAATATCTTCCGCAGAATACGAGCCAAATAAAGAATATACGGACGAGGATGCAAATATTTACGAGAAATATTTGCAAGCTATAACTAATGTGTCTATAGGTATAAATGGCGATATAGAGAAAATAAAAACATTAGAAGATAACATATTAGAACAGTATAACAAAAATGTTGAATTGGCAAACAAAATGGAGCAAGAAACAGAGAAATTTGCAAAACAAGCTAATACAGCAATAGAAGATTATAACAGCAATGCAGAAACAAAAGCAGAGGAGTTTAATACTAATGCAAAAGAAAAGACGGATGAGTTTAATAGCAATGCTACAGAAAAGAAAACCGAAATAAGTGATATTGCTGATGTTTTTGATGCAAATGTTGAAGAAAAAACAAATACATTTAATAGTAATGTAGAAACAAAAACAACAGAATTTAACAATAATTCTAATGCTAAAACAGAAGAGTTTAACAATAATTCCACAGAAAAAATTAATAATTTTAATTCTAATGCAGAAGAAAAAATAGCAGATTATAATAAACACGTAGAAACTTTAACTAGTAGAATAGCAGATTTAGAAGAAGAAACAGAAGATTTGTTTAATGCACTAAACACAGAGAAAGCAAGTGGAAATGAGCTATACATAGATGATGCTAAAGCTTGTAGAGTGATTAGTAGCGAGATTGATGGTATGTATCAACAGGAAACTACTACAGGGAAGAATTTACTAGATGTTAAAACAATAACTGTTTCATTGGTAGCTCACAAATTACCTGAAACTTTGGAAGCTGGTGAATATGTTTTTTCGTGTGATAATGTTAATCAAGAAGTAGGTGTTAGATTAAGTGAAACAACTGATACAAATAGTAATTCTGTGGTAGTAAGAAGTTCAACTGTTGTAGGTGATAGACAAATCTTGAAAATAAAAACAACTTTTACAAGTAATTATATAAATATTTCTTCAGTTAATGTTACATTAACGAATATGATGCTAGAAGTAGGAACTACAGCAACAGATTACGAGCCTTATACAGGTCGGAGTTCCATCTCCAAATCCGGACTATCCGCAAAAGATTGAGCAGGTTGAAAGTGTAAAATTAAATATAAATAATAAGAATTTGTTTAATAAAAATATAGGAATTGTATATGGTAAACATTATTCTTTAGAAAATGGTGAATTTGAAGACTATGTGCCCGATTGGTATCAGGAGAATTATATTAACGCAAAACCAAATACCACATATTCAATTTCGGTAGATGGTAATATTGCAGGTTGGTTAAGAGCCTTAGAATATGATGCAAATAAAAATTTTTTAGTTGGACATAATTTTTACAAATTTACAACAGATTCAAGGTGCAGATATCTTAGACTTTCTGCTGGAAAAAGTAAATTAGAAAAACTGCAGTTAGAAATAGGAGAAATAATTACAGAATATAGTGAATATGATTTATTTTTAAGCAACATAGACCTCAAAGGCAACAAAGTATGTGCTGTTTCCAACACAATAAAAGATAAATTACTAATAGATAAAAATGGAAATGTTATACTACAAAAGAATGTAATTACTTTTTTGTTAAACGGAACAAATCCTCATGAAGCAAAGTATTGGCGTGCGGACACCATTTATGATTTAGGCAATGGATATTCTCATTTTTATCTATATTCTAATTATCCAGGCGTTTATCAAAATAAGTCAACAGAAAAATTTACATATGTAATAGCAGATAAATTAGTAACTGGGAAAAATATATTAAACACAGAATGTATTAATAATTCTGCCCAATTACATATACAAATTTTAACTAGTAGATTAGAAACAAACGATGCCGAAGGCTTTAAAAAATGGTTAGCAAATAATAATATAACAGTATATGCCAAATCTTCTGCCCCAGAATTAATAGACCTAGGACAACTTACCGAATTACCAAAAACATTTAACGGTATAAACAACATTTGGGCAGAAACAAACCTAGGAAATACAGAGATAGAGATAGAATATGTGCAAGATGCAAAGAAACTACTAGAAAAACAAGCAGAACAGCAAAATGCAAGACTTGATAACATAGAAGCATTATTAAGCACAACAGAAACAAGTGCACTACTATTAGATAATATGCAAACAGATTTAGAAAGTGAGGTGAAGTAGAATGAATATAGCAACATTACTAGAAAAATTAATTGTAAAAAAATACTATGCAAACAAAGAAGACATAGAGAACAAATTAAATGTATTTTATGCAATGTCTAAAATTTCTGACGAAGAATACAGCAATTTAACACTAAAAGTAGAAGAAGTTTACGCAGTAGTAGAAGAGACAGAAGTAACAGAAAAAGTTGCAGAAAGCGAGGCTGAATAATGAATAATATAGCAAATACTATAATACTTGTAGCAAGCCTTATAACAGCAGTAACAACAATAATAATATCTATGCAAAAAATATTAAAAAGAATGTTTGAGCCTGTCAATAAAAAAATTGACGGGCTTGATTTATCTCAAGCGAGAAATTATTTAGTGGACTTTTTGGCAGATATAGAGAATAGCGAAAAAAAAGATGAGTGCCAAATTGAGAGGGCTTATGAGCTATATGACCATTATACAAAGGATCTGCATGGAAACAGCTACATACATGCAAAATGGGAAAAAATTATGAAAGGTAGTGAGAAATATGGAAAAGATTAAAAAAATAGCAAAATATACAACTAATGTATTAGCAATACTAGGTGCATTAGTAGCAGGCATTAATGGGGTAGAGGGTATAACAATACCATATGCTACACAGATAATACAAATAATAGCAGTTTTACAAGGTATAATAGGAACATATCTGTTAACCAATAAAACATTAAAAGGAAGTGAATAAAAATGAACATAAAGAATTATAGTAGAAAAAAAGATGGGCAAAAAAATATTACACAAAATATAAAAGTGTACGAGGTCGCTTGTAAAGATGGTACAGATGCCGTTAAAATGGACTATGTAATATGTTGTTTTGCACAGTATGTTCGAGAAGTATTAGGCAAAGCAATACATATTAATTCTGGTTATAGAACAACAGCATATAATAGAAAAGTTGGAGGGAAAAGTGGTAGTAGACATCTAAAAGGTTGTGCATTAGATTTGTGGATACAATCTGTAAAACAGCAAGATTTAGCAAATTATTTCTATTCTATGGGACTAGTTCGTGTAGGAGTCTATAGTTCTTTTGTCCATGCAGATACAGACAGGAGCCCACAATGGTTATCTCAAGGAAAATTCAAAAAAGTTAATATTCCATATCTAAGATTATTAAAACAAGGCTCAAAAGAGTATTTGGTGGCAATCGTACAATACAAATTAAATTGTTTAGGATATTCTTGTGGAGTAGAAGATGGAGTTTTTGGAAATGCAACTAAAAATGCAGTAATTAATTTCCAAAAAGCAAAAGGATTGTCCACAGATGGAATTGTAGGAAAAAATACTTGGAATAAATTATTTAATTAAAAAAATATTGACAAAAATATAAACATAGTATATTATAATTTTAGTTCCAATACTCGGTAGATTCTATATTAAATTAGTCTGCTTTCATTATTGTTTAACTATAACATGTAATGTATTTTAATGAATTTTAAAATAAAAGTAATATTTTCTAAACTATTATTAGTTTAAAATTTATTAAAAAAATTGGTTTAACTTTAACACGTAGTGTATAAATAAAAAAATAAGAGGAGTTTTCTTCCTCTTATTTTTTAGTTTTCCCAAATATCCCAAGTCCAAATTATAATTTTTAACGGATTTTCGTTATTCTCAACAATATCAAAATTAATGTTAATTTCTTTATCTTTTAATATTTTTGTTTCAATAGCATATGAAGCACTTGTTTGATCCAAAACATCTTCAATGTAATCGAATGCACTAGATGTACTTCCAGTAATATTTTTAATTGCATTATCAACATCTAATAAAGACATTTCTTTTTTTAATACTTCTTTCTTTATTTCATCTATCATTTTTTCAATTCTTTCATTGTCATAGTTATTACATATAACAACTTCAAAATGTTCGCTGTTGTCGACATCTTCTTGTGTTTTATAGAAATAATACTCAACATCTTCTTCTATATTATCCTCAACATATTCTTTTGCTTCTTCATAACTGTCAAAATTAGTATATTTACTTTCAATTGTAAAATCGTAATTTCCTTTTTGATCATATTGCACATACGCTTTCTCTAAAATAATTCCTTCCATTTTAAAATCCTCCTTATTTATAATAATTTTTTTTCCATCAAATGTTAGTGTTGCTGTTCTATCTGCATCGTTAAAACCTAGTTCTTTAATCCACGGAACTGGTAATGTTATTCTAGTTGTAGTATATCCATTTCCATTTTTTGCAAATAATATTTTTGTAGTTCTTATTTCAACATCTTCGTTTTTCATATTTATACCTTGTCCTTTCGTTTTTGTTAAATATATGTTAACACAGTCGTGTCGACTTGTCAAGTACATTTTCAAAAAAATAAAAAAATTTTCAAAAATCTTCCAAAGCCCCTAAAAATAAGGTATAAAACTATATTGATAAAAAATAAAAATGGCTTAAAATCAATTGTAATGCGAGTTTGTTTTTTTTATAAAGATATTGCACTTTTTATTAAACAATGATATAAATTGTATAAAGCGGTGTTAAGATAAACAAAAACTTTACAAATTATGTAAAATACTGTATAATATATTGATAGAGTTATTAAAATTTCATGTAATATATAGTATATTTGGAGAATAAATATGAATAATAATAAAATAGAAGGATATCATGCAACCACTAAAAAATATGCTATAGAAATAAGTGAAACACAAAAGTTTAAAATTGATAACGAAAAGGCAAATCAAAAATTTCTTGGTAGAGGCATATATTTTTATCTAGATAGAGCAAATGCTGTGGACTGGACGATAAAGATGTATAAAGATAAAGAAAACAAACAATTACCAAATAACCCCAACGAAATAATTGACAATTATAGAATTATAACTGCAGATATAATAAATAATGAAAATCGAATATTAAATTTGGATACTCGAGAAAATATAAACAAGATAAATGTTATGGCAGATTTAATTAAACAAAAATTAGAGAAATATTCTATGCAAAGTAATGATAAAATTTTAGGAGTTATATTAAATTATTTAGAAAAAAACAATTTCCTTGAGGACATAGATGCAGTAAAAAGAACTTTTCCATATCCAATAGAGTCGACAAAAAAAATAAAAGGAATAAATTGCATCAACAAAACAATGATTTGCGTAAAAAATAATTGTATAATTGATAATATAAAGATATCTAAAAAGATAACTCAAAAGGAATACAATTATAGTATGATTATATATTAATTAACAAGAAAGGAGAAATATAATATGAATATATTTGAACTAAGCGAAGAAAAAATAAAAGAAGTACTACAAAACGAACTAAATAAAGTTACTCCTGAAGAATTGTTAGAAGAGTTAATTAATTGCGGATTAAAAGAAGAAATAAGTATAACGGACGAAGCTAAATATAATGTAATGGCAACTATGTGCAATAACCAATGTAATTTATGGGTACATAAAGAAACTTCTGGTTGGACAAACTGGATAAAGAGATTTGGCAAGAAAGATGACTTAAAGGAGGCGGTATAGATGGCAGAGTATGAAAGTGTTTTAAAATTCAAGAATTATCTTGTGGATGAGATAAAATTTAAAAGGAATAATAAATTTGATCAGAATACTAATGATACAATAAGAGTAAATTTTAACATTAAAAGAAACAAAATAATTGATGAGAATAATATGGTTATAAGATTATTTGTGCATATTTTTGAAGATGCTGAGAATAATAATTATCCATTTGAAATGGAAGTATCTGTTACAGGATTTTTTGAGATATCAGATAATACAGGAAAATTCAATTTTGAACCTAATGCAATAGCTATTCTGTATCCATATGTGCGTGCTATAGTTTCAAATTATACTATTAATGCCAATATAGGTGCAGTGGTATTGCCTGCAATTAATGTAAATGAGATGTTAAAACAAGAAGAAGATAAAAAAGACTAGTTTTGGCTAGTCTTTTTTTTAGTTATCGACAAATTTCGACATAAATAATTAACATAATATGCTATAATAAAAAGGGTGATGTATATGAGTATAGATTTACTAATATTACGTAACCGAGTTAAACTAGAACGAATGATAAGGGAAGATAAAGAATATAGCATAATACTAAAACAAAGCCAAAAGTTGGACAAATTAATAAATGCAAAAATGAAAGAGATTAACGCAAGTTAGTCTCTTTACATTTATATACATATTGTTACTAAAATGTATTGCTGTGCCAAAATATTTTTGTTAAAGTTGGGAAATATAATGTAGGAGGATTAGAAATATGAAAATAAAAATTAATGTTAAAGAAATAAGAGATAGTAAGAATATTACACTAGAAGAGCTATCCCAAAAAGCAGATGTGGACATAAAAGAACTAGAAAAATTTGAAAATGGGAATATTAATATAAAATTCACTAATGTAGTTAAAATTGCTTATGCGCTGGATGTAGAATTAACAGATTTGTATAAAATAGAAGAGTATTAAGCTCTTCTATTATTTTTCTTGTATTTCTATATTAATTAGTAAATCTATTACATGGCTTATTTCCATAACTTCGGCAGAATTTAAGCCATATTCGTCTATCCTAGCATACATTTCCTTTTTTAAACTATTTATATCTGCTGTAGCATAAAATAAATCTCTTATATTTACATCTAATACATTAGAAATTTTATACATTGTAGCCAAGGAAGGATTGCTTTTTTGATTATTTTCTAATGCGTGTAAATAGCTTTATATAAAGTCATATTTTTCTTTTCTCTAACCTCTTTAATTCTAAAAATAAACATAAAATACCTCTTAAAATAGTATCTTATTATTTTATATAATTATTCAAAAAAGTGCTAGATGTAGCTGGTAGAGAACGCTTTGTGTCGAACGATTTTTCTTGACTTTTTTCGACATTAAAATATAATAAAAAAAGAAAAGAGATAGACAACTGGAACTTATCTATCTCTCAAGGATTGTTACTCTAATCTAAACAAATGTAACAGTTAGAGTATACAGTTCCTTACAAAATTTGTCAAGGGAGGAATACATATGGAAAAAGAAATGTTGAAAGAAATTGAGAAAGTAAATATTGATAAAATTGTATTAAATTGCTATTACAATATATGTAAATATTATAACATTAA